TGTAACTAAAATAGAAGATTTACTCAAGAAATATGAAGAGGAAAGTAAAAAGAACAAAGAAGAATTAAAAAAAATAGATTCTCAAGAGTCTATTTATAATCCAAATATTAATCTAGAAGGAATAGATTATGAATGGAATAAAGATACAAATATGCTTTATAAAGATGGAAAATATGTTGGAGATGTATATTATAAAAATGGTAAAGAACATGTATATTGGACTAAAGATTATAAGAGATTACTTGAAAAACCTAGACCTGAAAGACCTGAAAGACTAAGTGTATTAGGAGAAAGTGAACCTAATATTTTCTTAAAAACAAAGATGAAACATTTTAAGTATTTAGGGGTAGATTATGATATGGATAGAGAAACAAATAAAGTTTATAAAGATGAAGAATACGTTGGAGATGTTATAATAAATAATGGTAATGAAAGTTTCCTTCCTAAAAATAAAAGTCAACATTTTATAATTGATGGAATAGAGTATTTAGAAAATAAAAAGAATAAAAAGAGTTATTTAAATGGGGCATATGTTGGAATAAGACCAATTCCACAAATGTCTATGGTTACTCAAGGAAATGAAAAATTAGAAGCAAAAAAAGATACTGCTCAAGAGTTTTTGAAAAATGTAGGTCAAAGAGCTAAAGCACATGAATTTTTGAAAGATATAGGAGAAAGTTCAAAAATATTAAGACCAAAAATGAAACATTTTGAATCAATAAGTGGAACTTATGATTATGATGAAGAAAATAAAGTTTATAAAAATGGAATGTATGTTGGAAATGTAATTATGAAAAATGGTGAAAGAAAATTTTATCCATTTAAACAAATGTTAGAACCTTACATTCATAATGGAATAACTTATATTATTGATTCGAGGGAAAATAAAATTTATAAAGATGGAAAGTATGTTGGAAATATAATTATAGAAAATGATAAAAAATATTTAAATCTATTTAAAAGATATAGTTATAAAGGTGTAGAGTATGCAGTAGATATGGACACAAATAAAATTTATAAAGATGGAGAATATGTTGGAGATATGACTATAGAAAATGGTAAGAAAAAGTTTCATTTTTTAAAAAATAAAGAAGAGTTAAAACGCAATGAATCACATGAATTTTTGAAAGAGATAGGTGAAAAAGCAAAAGCACAAGAGTTAAAACGCAATGAATCACATGAATTTTTGAAAAAGATAGGTGAAAAAGCAAATAATTAAAATTGAAACGTGAAGAAGCACAAAAGTTTTTGAACGAAAAAGCAAAATCTAAAACTATGAAAAAATTTATATTTAAAGGGGAAAACTATGAGATGGATAGAGAAACAAAAAAACTTTATAAAGATGGAAAATACGTTGCAGATGTTATAATACAAGATGGTAAACAAAAAATTAAATTTATTACAGAACCTATAAAACAAATAAATTATAAAGGAATAGAATATGATTTAGATAGAGAAACAAAAAAACTTTATAAAGATGGTAAATACGTTGGAGATGTTATAATAAAAGATGGTAAACAAAACATTATATGGAAAAAAGAACAAGAGTTGAAACGCAATGAAGCACAAAAGTTTTTGAAAGATTTGGATAAAAAACCAATCAAATATAATTATGATGGAATAATATATGATAGAAAAGGAAATACATTAAGCAAAAATGGAGAATATGTTGGACTTATATATAATTATGATGGAAAGGAAAAAATTAGATTTACTGGAAGAAAAGCACAAAATGAATATCGTGATAAAATGTCTGGATTACCAAAAGGTTGGAGTGAAAGATATTTTGAGTCTGGAAAACCTTTTTATCTTAATTTAAAAACTGGAGAAACACAATTGACTAAACCATTCGCATAAAATTGAATTAAACTAATATCGTAATTTTTATATAACGAAATGGGAATTATATATGAGATTGTAGATTTAACTACTGGAGAACGATACATTGGTTCTACAGTTAAAAACAAAGAAAGGAGATTAATTGAACATATTTCAAGTTATAAGAGTTTTAAAAATGGAAAGGGTAATTTTGTAACATCTTTTATCATTATAGAAAAAAATAATTACGAGATAAGATTATTGGAAGAGACAAATGATTTAGTAGAACGAGAAGGATTTTATATTAAAAAAATGGAATGTGTTAATAAAAATATAGTAGGTAGAACACTAAAAGAATATAACAAAGAAAAATATGAAATTAATAAGGTTAAAATATTAGAACAACAAAAAAAAAAATATAATTGTATTTGCGGTTCTATTATAAATCGTAATGGTAAATCAAGACACGAAAGAACAACAAAACATCTTTCTAACGTTCATATAATATGAGTTCTATTAATCCACCAAGTTATGAGTTTCCAACTATTGATTTTAATAGTTCTTATTTTACTTCTACAAATACAGGTAGTCTTACGCAATCTCAAGCAAATGCTTTATATCTTCAGAAAACGGTTCAAGACTCTGCGAGTGCCGTAGAGACATTCACAGGTGGTATTTTAGCAGATTCAATACAATCTATTACTGGAACATCAAGTATTTTTTCTACAACAATGTCAAGTTTATCTATAGGTTCTCTTGCGAGTGCTATATCTTGTGGCGGTTCATCAACAACAACAACTATGAATGGTTCTCTTTTAACTTCAAATGCGGTTAATTTAGCCGTTGGAGATAATTCCACCAATATACCTTCAACCAACTGGGTTAATAATTTTTGGGTGTTAGTAAAAGGACAAGCGAATACATGGTCGCAAGTAAATACATTCTCTAGCTCTATTCTTTGTCCTATTGTTAATTACTCAGGAACAATGAATATCGGTAATTCAGCAACAACACTCAACATAGGCACAGAAACAAACAGAACTGCAGGTATTCACATAGGAGATGGAAACACAAATACAAGTGGAGTGGTTCACATAGCCAATGGAACGTCAAATAACACAACAAACGCAGTTCGTATTTTAGATGGAACTGGTTCAACTGGTTCTGTAAATATTGGAGTATCAGGCACAACTACTAATTTAAATGGAACAGTGAATGTTGGAGGTGCATTAACGTGTAATTCTACCGCAACTATTAGTGGGACTGCTACACTTAATGGAACAGCTAATCTTAATGGAACGACCAATATAACATCTCAAGTAAACACAAATCCTATTGTTTTAGGTTCAGTAGCAACTTCATCTACTCAAATGGGGTATCAATTAAGTGCTTCAGGTTCAGCGACAAGCACTGGAACTACTGTTTTTATTATTGGAGCAGGATTAACTTCTCTACCAGTTGGAACATATATTTTAAATGGAAGTTGTTCATTTCCATCAGCAACCTTTACCTTCATAAAGGTCTGTTTCTATGCTTCTTCAACATTACAAACAGCAGGAACAAGTATAGCCGCAGGAAGTAACAATGTTCCCTATGGTTCATTAATTATTAATGAATCTTCACAAGTTGGTTCAGGAATTAATTTATATCCGTTAAGTGCCGTCATTAATTGTGTATCGGGAACACAATTTTACTCAATTATGGCCAATATGAACCCAGTAAGTGCGGTTTCAATGACAATGAATATCACAGCTACAAGAATTAGTTAAAGGACTACGTCCTTTAAAACCTATTTTCGTGCCTTTTCCTAAAAGGCATTAGTATCTATTTAATATATAATATGGCGACGATAAATCCTCCGTTATTTGAATTCCCAAATATAAATTTCAATAGTTCATTTTTTACAGATACTAATGGTAGTCTAACTCAATCACAAGCAAACAAATTATATTTACAGAAAACCATAGCGGATTCGGCAACTGCTATGGAAACATTTTCTTCAGGTCTAAAAACAAATATCATTTTTCCAAATGGAAACTCTTCTTGCTTTACTGATTCAACTGGAACTTTAATCAATGATTTTGGAAATGGAAATTACGTAGCCAATTTTGGAAGTGGAAGCTACATTGCTAATTTTGGATTGGGTGCTACTAATTGTAGATTTGGTGAAGGGACTACCGCTAATTTTGAATTAGGAAGATACATGCCTTCTACCGCCGTAAGAATGGCTTTTGGAGGTTGCACAGACATATTACAACTGACCAACATAGCTCTAGGAACGACAACAGGCAATGACACGTTATCTGGAAGTGGAAAAATTGCAATTGGCGGCCAATCTATGAATGTAATTATAAACTCGGATTCAACTACCATCGGAAGAACAAGTGGTGGTGGAACTTCTACTACGATGAATGGTAATGTAACCTTTTCAAGTCCAATAGGTCTTGGTTCATTGGCCACTTTATCCAGTCAATTAGGTGGGTCTGTTTCTATGATTTCTAACGGAGTTACAAGTTTGGCCGCCACAACAACTACTAATCTCTATACTTTTACTCTTCCAATAGGTCTTTGGGTTCTTTATGGTGGTGCTACATCAGCAACCGTTGCTTCAGCATCTTATATTTTGTTATCTTTTACATCTACATCAGCAACAGTGAATGTAAATCTTCAAAATCAAGTGATGACTTCAACCACTCTTACATTAGCTAATTCAATAATGTGTCCAATTTATAACGCTACAAGCACTACATGGTATTTAGTAGGAAGGGCAGGTGTTATCACAAATATTTCTAATTTAAATTGTCTTGCTTATAGAATTGGATAAATCTACCTATATTAGTATGCTATCTGAAATATTTTGGACATTCGTTGTTGGTTCTATTAGTGCTTTATGTGGATTAGTTTTAAAATACTCTTTTGAAAGCAAATGTAAGAAGGTTACTATGGGGTGTGTTTCTATAGAGAGAGATGTTGAAGCAGAGAATGTAGAACTTCATGATAGATTAGAACATAATAATCCGTTATAACTTTCTAAATAAGAAGTAATATGCCTAATTCTTTTAATATTGTGTTAAATAATAGCAACGTAGTAGCTAATACAAATAAATCAACCTACCAATATAATTTCATAAATGGTAACTTTCGTCTAAAAAATGCTCGTATATCACTAACAAATGTAACTTTACCTTATAGTTGGTTTAACATTTCAAGTCAATGGGCGAATCAGACATTAAGCATATATTGGGTTTCTGGAACAACAATCACGGCATTTCCTCTCACTATCACTGCAGGATTCTATACTACGACTGATATAAATAATTTTATAGCACAAGCATGTATATTGAATGGATTGTATCTTATCAATGCTTCAGGACAATATGTTTTTTATATTGCCGTGACCACAATTGTTAATGCGTATGCGAACCAAAT